CAAATCGTCATGACCGTTACAGACAAACGGCATGGACGCAAAGAATTCGAAAGGAGATGATCATATGAGAGATGGATTGAACCTCAAATTTACGCATAGTCCACTAGAAGGTGCATTTTACTTCGATGCGAATGGGGCCCTCATCCCAGCCAGGGAAAATCTCCGAATGGAGAAAGTTCAGACGGAAATCGTGCGGCAGCTCAAATCAAATACTGGCTTATACAAGAGACTGACCGAAATTTACTACAGAACCGATGTTGAGTTCACTGATAATCCGGCTGGAAATACTCCGACCTTAGGCGCTGGTTTTAAGCGTTATGGCACTAGACCACTTGACGTTAGATTCGGGGAGAGAGTTTCTAACTTAAAGACACGTTCCGCTAGAGTCACTAAAGCCTTAGAGAAGAGGGAAGCTAAGATCGTAGCCGATCAATTAGGGTATATGAAGCTTGTCGATTCTTTAGAACCAGCGGACAAAAATTCTTCTGAGTATGTTCAGTGGTGCATGGAGAAATTGCAGGTAATGACTGGTGGTGGGTTCGATCATAATGCAATCGGAGACAACCATAATTCTGCTTTAAACTTCGTCATTAAAGGATGGGGTCATCCAGAAATCACGGATCGGTTCAGTAAAATGCTGGTTGATGGATCCCTCTGGTTACGAGACAAACTAGAGTCTGCTGGACTACGAAAAGGAAGCTTGTCGCCTGTTGGATGTCATGAAGTTAGGATGGAGCAGGACAAAGATGGTTTGATTGGATGGCCTGTATACCAAAAAGGTTGGGCAGACTTGAATAAGGATACTGCCGTAAGACTACTTTTAAGTTCAGGGGTGGACACTAGAAAGCTAGTTGGCGCTAGTGTAGTCGATCCGCGCACGAACAAGATGCGTAAGGCTAGTAATATCGATGCGATTGCTTACGTTCTCGATAATACTGTCATTTCCGACCCTTCCGCCATGCCATCTATAGTTACATTACTTGCAAGAATTCAGAAACACGGATGGAAAGAGGATAACGGTTCAGTAGTACCTAAGAAGTCAAAGACCAGGTCCGTTTATCCAAACGCCGCACTCGCCGGGATGATAGAAGCGATGGTAGGTACACCATTAATTAAAGAATTACAAAGACTCAAAGTTCCTTTCATGCCCAGCCTCCTCGATAAGCCTAATAGAGTCGAGATTTTAAAGAATCTTATTACCAAAGGCCATTCTGAGGATTATGAGTTTTTATCACTTGATGAAAGTCAATACGATGCAACAGTTATAGGAGCTGCTTTAGCTACTATGATGTACTACGCTATGAGGCCATTCTTCAAAGCGGATTATTATGATTGGGTGGATTTTGCCATTTATTGTTTATGTTATAAATATTTAATAATGGACACGTCATTATGCTAGATTTCGCAAGAAGAATTTGGGAAGGCTAAAGAAGTAGCACCGTTCGTCGAAATTAAGCCTTTTACTATTTTTGGCATGATTGATGGCTTGATATCAGGTGCCAAACTAACTCACGTGGGTGGCTCGTTTTATGGAGGCGTCGTTATCCATTACTGTATTCCTGTAATCTTAGGATTCCAACCTATACTTGGTGTACAGGCTGGCGATGACTGCGTATTTGGCTACCCGAAGAGCCGGGTAGACTATTCTAGTATGGAGAATACCTATAAACCGATCGAAGACGCAGCTAAAATCGTTGGAATTGAGATTAACAGTCTTAAGCAAATCTGGATCGTCAATCAAGGCGAACTAGTGAATGTATTTCTTCAAGATGTATATCACGAAGCCAGCAACACATGGGGGACTGGATCGATCTTCAGACCTCTTACTGCTGTTTTCTTTTCAGAAAGAAACAAGGGTCTTAGTGTGGCCGAACAATTTATGGCCGAGATCGCGCGCATGAACCAAGGTGCGGACTGCGCGTTTGCATCTGCTGGAGTCGGATCATGGCTCGAAAAGGAAGAATTCCTAGGAGCGTTGTTCAAAGAACAAGGCGTAAGTGCTTTCCAGACAATCGTTGAAAGCATAGGCGAAGAGGTGGACGCTATCGCCGAGAGAATAGACGTCGGTTCTTTCACTTATGGTGTAAGTAGGGATGATATGCGAAAAGGAACGTTACCTATTTTACCGATAATCGCAGAAGTCGCGAGTAATATGACATTCTCGCGCAGTGCTGCAGAGGCGTTGAAAGCAATGGATTATGTGCAAGAGAAAGCTGACGATAGTGGACTCGAAACGACCCTCGAAACAGACTCCGACATCGGAGATTCCGATGACGTTCTCGC